GCCGGAGCGGTCGCGGCCGGAGCGGCGGCAGTCGGTAAAATAGTTTCTGATTCTGTCAGTGCTTATGGCTCTTACGAGCAACTTGTAGGCGGCGTTCAGACGCTGTTCGGCGACAGTGCTGCAATAGTGCTTAAAAACTCCGAGAAAGCGTTTCAGACTGCCGGAATGTCCATGAATAAATACATGGAGACAAGTATCCAGTCGGCGGCGGCTCTTATCAACTCCCTCGGCGGCGATCAGAGGAAAGCAGCTAAGTTAATGGATATGTCAATTCGTGATATGTCCGACAACGTAAACAAGATGGGCACAACTATGGAGGCTGTGCAAAACGCTTACAGAGGCTTCTCCCGTGGCAACTTCACCATGCTCGATAATTTGTCCTTGGGATTTTCGGGAACTAAGGCTGGAATGGAAGAGCTGCTTGAAAAAGCGGAGCAGATTTCCGGTATACACTATGATATAAGCAGTTATGCTGATATCGTCAATGCCATCCATGAAGTGCAGCAGGCTATGGGTATCACAGGAACAACCGCAGAGGAGGCCGCTGATACTATACAGGGATCAGCAGGCTCAATGAAGGCAGCGTGGGAGAACCTCAAAGTCGAGCTTGTAAAGGATAATGGCGATATATCCGGTTCGTTTGATAATGTAGCGGCATCAGCTTTGACTATGTTTGACAATATAGAGCCGAAGGTTGAACAGGCAATACAGAATCTTCCGGCACTGCTTGATAGAGTATCAACAACAATAAACAAGATGCTCCCGAAACTCATCCCTCAGGTGGGTAGTATAATAGGAGCGGTCGGAAAGAGCTTGTTAAAATCACTTCCCTCCCTGCTGGATTTTGGCATAGATATAATGGCGATGATAAACAAAGGCCTCAGATCGGAGGGAGGACAAACGTCAAATTTCTTCTCTAAACTGCTGAAAGATATCACTGACCGAGTACCGACAATATTCAGATTCGGACGGCGCATCATGGAGGCTATTATTGACGGCATAAGCAAAACAGATCCGACAGAGTTAGGCGGGAGCTTGCAGAAGGTATTCAGCTCAGCCTTATCTAATCTGACAACCTTATTCGACAATATAGACTGGGAGCAGGCCGGAGAATGGATAGCAAAGGCTTTAAATAGCATAGACTGGGACGCTATTGTGACAAGCGTAGCGACACTTATAGGCGCGGTCATTCAGAATTCACCTGACTTACTGGCTGGAATCGCTGAAAACGTTGACTGGGAGAATTTGGCTACACTTGCGGCTCTGTACTTCACACCGAAGTTCCTCAAAGGCGTTGGTGTGGCAATCGCAGACACAGCACTGTGGAAAACGGTCACAGCAGGGCTTTCAACTCAGCTTTCAGTTAGTGCCGGAGCAGCAGCGGGAAGTGCAGGCCTTACACTTACAGCCGGATTACTGGCGGCAATAGGTGGCTGGAAACTCGGAACGTGGATCAGAAAGAAGATAGGCGAGGAAGAAATTGACAAGGTGGTATGGGAATACTGCGATCAGTGGAAACTCGGCTTTGATATGATTTGTGAAGCGTTTAATTACGTTGCGGGTGTTTTAAGGCTCGGCTGGCATAATATACAGATGGGTGCAAGTGAAGCAATAGGTAATATAATTCAGCGATGGATGGAGCTTATAGGTACAATCACGAAAGTAATTGATAAGATCGTTGAAGTTAAGGACAAAATCACAGACGGATTCAATACCGCTAACGCCTATGTAACGACCGTGGGCGCTATCAAGGACAGTTTTCTTGGCCGATTCCTTAACGGCAACGGTGCAGGCCACCACAGAGCGGCAGGTGGTATCATCATCAATCAGCCGGTATACGATAAGAGGGGCAACCTGTACGGCGAGGCAGGCCGCGAAGCCCTGCTCCCGCTGGATAGTAACACAGGCTGGATGGATAAACTCGCTGACCGTGTCAACAAGGACAGTGGCGGTGTAGTAGTCCAGAATCTTTATCTTACGGTCGAGGGCGGCCGTATTGCAGACGACTATGATACCGAGCGCTTTATCGAAAAGGTCGCTCAGAAGCTCGGTGCATTAAACGTTAAACAGGAGCGATCGGTGGGAGGTATAGGATGGACGTGACCAGTGAAGTAAAGTTTTACCTGAATAGCGTATCCTCCGACAGCGTCGGCTTGTACGTCGATACACTCCCCGTTCCTAATATGGGGCAGATGCGCTATACACAGTGGGCGGTCGGGGCAGACGAGGACAGAGCCGAACCCGACTGGACTTTCGAGGATATCGAATACCCCATTACGGCATATAAATTCCTGCCGGAAACGCTCGACGATACCGACTTACACCAATTTTTTCAGAATCCTCAGACCTTGCAGCTTTCAACGCTGCCCGGGGTATACTTCAAAATACGGACGGTGAGCGTTAGCGCGTCAAGCGATTATGACAACCGCAGAATCCGCTATGATATCACGCTCACGCTTGCCCCTTTTAGGTATAAGACGGACAATGCGGAGATCCAGCTCGACGATCAGTCCGGCTCGTTGGTGAAAGTGGACGGCAACCGCTATTGTAAGCCTGTTTTCCGCATAATCGCACGAAGCCAGACACTTATTGGCGGTGAAACTATCAAGATCACAGTCAACGGGCAGGAATTCGACGTCCATATTCCCGATGCCGCTACAACGTACATTGACAGCGACAGGGAGATAGTTTACAGCAACGGATACCTGCTCCGGGATAACGCGCTCGGCAAATATCCGTTGCTGTCTCCGGGCGATAACGTCATATCGTGGACGGGAAGTCCGTCTGCGGTATATCTGACTAAAAATGAAAGGTGGTACTGATATATATGACAGGAACAGGCACAGCGGCAAATCCCTATATTCCGGCAAACTGGGGTGAGCTGGTAACAGCAGCAGAGACAGCAGACGTATATATCAGGTTTGCCGCCGGGACACAGTGGGACATGAACGAGCAGTACCCGGAGGACACACCGGGTATAAACCTCAGGTGCATGGAGATAGACTTCAACGGGGCTGTTATCAAGAATCTGCGTAAATCCGCATACTCGCTGATGGCTTACAGTGCAACCGGGCATGACGTTCTGTTGAAAAACGGCGTGTTCTCATCCATGTACATCACAGGAGCGGAGATTTTCTATTGCATCGGTTATGATATATACGATATCAAGGGAATAAAGCTCTTCAACATGGGCTTCGGCGGCGAACTGTACGATTCAAGGCTGTGGCGGTGCGATAATCGAGGGGTGGAGACGGACGGTTGTGCATTCAGCTTCTATGTCAGCAATAGCAACGTCTTTTCCGAGAACAACAGGCCTTTGACGAATACCGTAATCAATGTTGACGGCACTGTGAATAACAGTATCGGAACAATCACGCTCGTTTCTTCTGCGATCTATGGCGAAGTAAGGGCGGTCGGGGCACAGTACGGCATGAGCTTCGCCGGTGAACTCTGTGTGTGTGACATAACCTTGCAGAATTTCGGTGCAGTCGGGTACTATGGGGACAAAACAACGGCGGTGCTCAATATCGACAAGATAGGCGGGGCAACGATCAGCGGCAACCCCTGCATACAGGCAACGTCAGCACAAATGAAAGATGCCGCATGGCTCAACGAGCACGGATTTCCATGTAAGTAAGGGGTGATATAATGAATCCGGATATACACCATTATGTCAGCATAGAGCAGTACAGTGAGTACTTTCAGAAGGACTTTGAGGGCGAATACCTGTACTTTATCCTTTATTACGAACAGGGCGGCACATACTGTAGCAATTTTTTTTACTGGAAGAACGTTCCTTCCGGCTTCGCTCTTTCTTACGATTCCGGCAGCGTTGAAGTCATATACTATACAGGCGACGCCTATAACATTTTCAGCACCTGTACGCAGGCCGACAGCTTCAATTATAGAACCGGAGAGGACACGATACCGTACCGTTTCACTTACAACGCGAGCACAGGTATCATAACGCTTTATTACGAAAACGGGACGGTGCGCTGGACTTCTCCTGCCGGAGCAGGATTTGAGACGAACGCTGACACGGTAGAGCCTGAAACGGCGTGGGAAGTGACGGAGGACGGCCTTGCTAATTCGTCATTTCCTGCATCGCCTGACCGCATGACAGAGCCTTATCCCCTGCAATACTGGCGTGTTAGTAAGCTGGCTCACAATGGCCTGCCGTATCACGAATTACTCCCCGGCATTGAGTACATAGTGCCTACACCAGTCAAGGAAAGACCGGCCGAGGATTATATCTGCATATTTGATATGCTGACGAAGAAGGGCGAATTTGAAGGCCACGGCCTTGCCGTACTTTGCCCGACGGTCTGCGAGATCACTGAGGAGCTGAACGGTGGATTCTCACTATTTATGGAGCATCCGAAGGACGCCGACGGTAAGTGGGAGTATATCAAGGAATATAATATCATCAAGGCAAGAGGGCAGCTATTTATTATCAATAAGTACAAGGATAACTGGCAGAGCCGCAAGGGCAGCGTTACTTGTTGGGCTGAACATATCACGTATCAGTACAACGACTCATGGCTCTTCCCCGGTGCTCCCATTTCCGCTATTGCCCCGGTAACTGCGGAGAAACTGATACATAATATTATAGATCTTGCGAACGATCAGTGGGATATGTCTCATTACACCTATTACGTTTTTGACATAGCCTCGGACGTCGAAGTACCGGAGGACTTCCACGATTGGGACAGCCTCGAAGGCGGTGCGACACCTTACGCTATGCTTCTCGGCAGCGACGGCTTTATAGCGAAATTCGGCGGTGAGCTGTACCGGGATAACTTCTATTTCAGCATCAACAAACGCATGGAGAACAGCTCGGACAACGCCTTTGAACTGCGTGTAGGTAAAAACCTCATGGGTATCAATAAAACCGTCGACCTTTCTACCACGTGTTACTATTTCCGCGGTTATGATCAGTACGGCTGGTGGTGGGCGTGGTCGTGGGCTGAGGCATTCTTTACAAGAGACTTTCCCCGAACGATCGTCCGCTCTGCAACCATACTGATGCCGGATAACTTAGACGGGCAGTCATACTCAGACACGCTGTCGAGAAAGGTTTATGAACATTTCTTGCGCTATGCTGCGCCTCAGATATGTTACGAAGTAACAGTCAAGGATTTAAAAAATAACCCCGACTATTCCATGTTCCTGAATGTAGACAGATTCAAGGTCGGAGACAAGGGCAGGGTATGGGACGCAGATTTCAACGGATACATCGTCCTTGAAATCACGAAAACCGTGACCGATGCTATCAAGGGTGAAGTTACGGAGGTAACCTTTGGATCGCTTCGGAGCTTCACACGGCCTCAGAGTTATGCTCCGATTACAGGAGAATTCTTCCGGCCTGTCCTTGTGGGTGGCGAAATAGGATTACAGGACAGCGAGGGATTTTTCTTACAGGACGCGGACGGCTATATGCTTTATGAAGAAATCGTAATTGAGGAGGACGAGTAATGGCAGATTCAATGAGAAAACAGCTCAGCTACACAGCCGCAGAGATCGACGAGCGGCTGGCGAAGACGGAGGAAATCGACAACAAGGTCGATAAGGAGACCGGGAAAGGGCTGTCGGCTAACGATTACACAACAGCGGAAAAAGAGAAACTCGGAGGCCTGAGCGGAGAGGACGTGTTTGTGCTGGGAACTGCGCTGCCGAGCGGTGGAGACCTCAACTCTCTTACTACACCGGACAAATGGTATGCGTCAACAACGGCGATTGCAACGTCAATCAGCAACATTCCCGCCGACGTTACGACAGCTTTCTTCGGCGTAACGATCCCGTCAGTCGCGGGCAGCCGATACATACAGCTCCTTGTACCCAACGACGACACAGGAGACTGGTACAAGCGGAGATATACAGGCTCTTGGCAAACGTGGGTGAAGTATAAGCCTGATCCCACGGCACAGCTTGCAGAAAACGCCGACCTCAATAGCCTCACAACGGAAGGTATATGGTATGGCTACAATGCTGTTGGTAGTACAGCGTCAAACCTCCCTGTACCTAACGGAAACTTCAACATCCGGGTGGAGAACATAATGATAGGCGCTGTGTACCTAAAACAGAAATGTACAATCGCAAGGATACAGAACGTATATACTGAGTTCGTGCGTGTTAAGAACATTTCGTCAAGCGGCGCATGGCAGCCTTGGGAAATGGTCTCGGCCGTGGGCGAATTAGGCTGGGAGCTCGTAAGAAACGACGACCTTAACGATTTTACAACGCCCGGATATTATCACTGTACCGGATCGACGGTCGGAAATACGCTGTCGAATAGCCCGACGGTGCAGCCTTTTAAGCTCAGAGTTGACCGCTTCACATCTACCTCAAACTGCATTCAGGAAATAACAGCGGTCGAGAACACAACGTCCGGCCAGCCTGAGGTGTATCGCAGAATGAAACTCGCCTCCGGCTGGAAGTCGTGGTATAAATTCACCGGCACAGTTGTAACATAAGGAGGATAAAACAATGCAGTACATCATCATGCTCACGATAGTCCTCGGCTTAGCGCTGTCGGACTTTGTGACCGGTATAATCAAAGGATATGTGACAAACACCATAAATAGCGCGAAGATGCGAAAAGGCGGCTTAAATAAGATCGGAGAGCTCATTATCATGGCTACAGCCTGCGGTCTGGAGATCGGCATTAAGGCACTCGGGCAGTATTACGGAGCTGACGAACTCGCCGGCTTTACCGGGCGGGTGGCCGCAATTTCGGTTTTTGGATATATCGTTATTATGGAACTCATATCAATACTGGAAAACTATGCTGAAATAAACCCGCAGTCAGCGGGGTGGATAGGTAAACTATTAAAAAAGCTGAAAAACACCGATAATAAGGAGGAATGAGTATGAACAGCCCGTTTAACGGAAGATTCCGTATCACTCAGAAATTCAAAGGCGCACAGCATGACGGTCTCGACCTCGTCGGCATCGATAGCAAAGAGATTCATGCAACGGCGTCCGGCCAGATTATTTTTGCCGGCTGGGAGAATCCCTCGAATTATAAGCAGGGATTTGGCCAGTATGTCGTAATAAAGGCGGCAGACGGCAAGCTCTATCACTTCGGCCACCTCTCTGAGATTCGCTGCAAGGTCGGAGACGTGGTAAAGATCACCGACGTGATCGGCATTGAGGGCAGTACCGGAAAAAGCACAGGAAGTCACCTGCATTACTGTGTAAGGACTTCACTTTCTCCGGGCACATACCTTGACGTCAACGCCATTTCCGGAATCCCGAACGTGGAGGGTGGCGTATATGACGACGGATATCGGCCGGGTGCAGCAACCCCAGCAGCTAAGAAATCCGTAAAGGTAACGCTCGAATTCGACGACCACCAGTACTCTGGACTGCTATCTGAAATTTAAACTTACTACATCGACGCACTAAGAGACTATGGATAGATTCACCAACATATCTAACACACAGCTTACGGTACTGATTGACGAATGGGTAAAGGGCGAGAGAGACAGAGCGATTATGAAACGCAGGCTTATCGATCGCATACGCCTCGAGCCGCTCGCAGAAGAATTTGAATTATCAGTCCGGCACATCGCAACAATCGTTCAGAAAAATATCCGAATTATAGCAGAAAAGCTCTCTCATTCTTTGCACATCTTTACTTCCTTTATAATCCGAATCTTTTA